CTGCTGCTTCCGAGCGGCCACATCCAGCGTAAACTCGGCGCTATAGACTTCATAGCGAATATCCGAGCCGGCCGGCTGCTGCGTGCTCCACGTATCGTAATCAGGAAAGGCCGCGGTCGGCGATGAGGCGACCGGCTGGACATCTGGGCGGCTGACCGGGACCGGGGCTGAGACTTCGGCGCGGAGTTGCGCGCGGGTCTTGAGCAGTCCGTCAATCTCGGCTTGCAGTTCCTGCTTCCGACTCTCGGCGTTCTTCTTCTTCGGTGAGCCCGGTTCCGAGGCGGGCGTAGCAGCGACCTCCGTCGAGGCGACCTGTTCCACAGGTTCGGCAGGGGATGACTCTGCAGCGGCATCCTTCGGGGCTTCGCCGGTCTTGCGCCATTCCGCCACTTGGGCGCTGCTCATTCCCGAGAGGTTCGGGAGCGCAGGGCCTGCAGGCGTTTCAGCGACCGCTGACGAGGCGGCAATCGGTTCGTCGGCCATGCTGGTTACTTTCTATCCAAGGTTGTGGTCACGAAGTATACACGGGTTTGCGGTCGCTATTCAGGAGTTTCATCGCCACGTCAATCTCTCGCAGGTCCATCGCGGCATCGGCCACGCCATGCCAGTCGGCCGCTTCAACCTTCAGGAGCAGATCCGAGATGATCACCGCCCGCCGCCGTTCCAAGAGCGGCAGGCTCATCATGCCGACGGCTCCGCCGGCTCAGGGGCCAGATCCGCCGCCTGCTGCCCTTGCTCTAAGGCTTGCTGATGCCCCTGTGCGCCCTGCTCGAGCGCCTGCTGGTGCCCGACCTGCGCCGCTTGCAGGGCCTGTTCATGCTCCTGCTCGCTCAGGGCCTTTTCATGCGTCATCTGGGCCGTGGCGTGGATCACGTCTTGAGCATGCCCGACATGCTCCATATGCAGGTCCAGTGCCTTCGCACTCCGCTGCTCCACCGCATCGACAAACGTCCGCGCCTCTTCGGCGTCAATCTTAGCGCCGGCGATCGCAATCTGCGCGGACTGCTGAATCCACGCCAGCCGTTCCTTGCCCTGCTGCTCGAGCGTCATCTGTTGGAGCTTCTGCTGCCCCTCCAGTTGCTGCTTCTGCATGTCAATCTGGCCCTTAGCCTGGGCTTCGGCTTGCTTCTCTGCCACCTTCGACTCAATCGCCTGCTTGAGTTGCTGGTTCTCCTGCCCCATCTGCTGCAGCGCGGCCTTGATCTGCGGCGGAATCTGATCCTGCCCGTCCTGCTCCGCATATTCCGGCGGCGTCACAATCTTGGCAATCTCGTCGCCAATCTCGCCCAGATTCTTCAGCTTCACCGCCAGCCCGAGCACGGCGCCGGCCGCCTTCGGCCCTGAGACCTGCGCAATCATCTGGAGATTGCTCACGAGCGTATCGGTAAACGCCGCGCCCTCGGCCCGCTGGCTCTCAAAGGCTGGACCTTCGCTGATCGTGACCGTATGGTCCCCTGCCACGCCGTTCGGCATATCGCCCTTGCGCTGCATCTGGGGATTGTTGATGCTGACCGTCTTGGCGTTGTCCTTCGCGTCCCGCACCCCGACCTCGCGGGGCGTGTCGTAGACCTTCGGGATCAAGTCTTCGACAATCACCGCCCCCTGGTGCAGCATCTCGTTGTAATGGTCGATGAAGTGGAACGACCCCTTCTGCTGCGAGGACTCAATCTGCTGCAGCGCCACGCCGGACTTGTCATTGCGCCGCTGCGCTTGCGTCGGCAACGGACTGATCCCCATCGCGGCCTGAATCGCCCGCCGCGCCGACTCCGCGCCAATCTCCAGATTTTGGATGAATGGCTCGTAGGGGTTGCGTTGGGGAAATTCTGGGGGTTGACCGGGCATGCCGTCGATAAACGCTTCCACCTCAATCACGCTAATAGGCTCGTGGAGTGACTTCGCAAGGTTCGCCAACTGATCAGGTTTGAGCGACCCTCGCCGCACGAAGTAGGGAATCTTCGGGGTCATCCCCACGAGTTCCGCCTGGCACGTCCGGTAGTAGCAATAGAGCATATAAGGATCCCGCGCTAAGCGCGTCATGCTCAGGATCTTGCGCTTCGGGCCCGACCCCTCATCCACATAGATCACCATCCCGAAGCACGACACAAACGGGATGTATTTGCCCGCCCACCGCTGCCGCTTCTCTTGCCCAGGCTTCTTGAGTATCTCGACCCCGTTGGTCAGATACATACAGACTTCAGGGACTTGCTCCTGCCGGCGGTCCACGACCTTCGCGCCGTTCGTCGGCATCTGCTCGAGTTCGTCGGTGTAGAAGCCCTGCGTCCGACCGTCTGGCAGTTGCAGCAGGACGAGTTCCTTCGTGACCGGCTCGACCACCCAGTATTCCGCCACCTGGACGCGCTCCGGGGTAATCCAAGCCGGCGCCTGGCTCACCACTTCGGGCGTGAAGTTGGTCACTTGAGCATTGGGGAACTCCCGGCGAAACTCCTTGATGCTCCGCGACTGCAGATAGAACAGGTAGGTCTGATCGCTGGACGACGGCCGCAAGGCATCAGGGTCCGACAGCACGAGGTCTGGGTTCTCGATGCTGTCAATCCACAAGTCCTGCACGAAGCCCTTGGGCTGATACTTCGTGTTGAACCGCAGCCAGCCGTAAGACTGATGCACGGCGTTCTGAAAGGCCGTGGTATAGGCAATCTGCGCCTGCGAGCGATACTCAATCTCCCGCATCTTGCCTTGGTAGAACTCGGCGGTCTGCGCGTTCGCCCCGTTGCCTGTCGGGTCAAACTTCGGCGCCCGGGGATTGGCACGGACCTCATTGATCAGTTGATTGAAGTATTGATGCAGCTCGTCCAGGGACAGGCAGACCCGGCCGGCATCCTCACGGGCTCTGCGGTCCTTCGGCGCCCACGGATCCCCGCCCACGACCCGCATATCTTCCTTTGCGGCATCGCGGATCGGCTTCCATTGGTCAAGGGCGTAGGTATACCGCTCGCGGAGTTCCACGAGCAGGGCATCATCGGCTGCGGAGTCACTGGATTGACGCGCCGGCAAGGGGCGGCCGGGATTCTCAGCCATTAGGACTCCGTGACCCGCAGGCGTTCGGGCAGCAACTGCTCGAGCAGCCGGCGCTCTTGCTCCGTCACGTTGGCGTGGACAACATAGGCATCGAAGTCGGTGCGGGTGCGGAAGTGATCGGCAAACCGGATGAACCGCGCCTGAAAGAGCCCACGCGGATGCTTCCCCCCGTCAGGACTGCGCGGATTCCCTCGAGCAGCACGCCCCATTACTTCGCTTTGTGCAGGAACTTGCCCAGATTCCGGTGGGGATGCTGCTGCGCCCGCCAGTCGTAGGCGTAGGATTCGTGGTTTGGATCGGCCGCGGGCTTGGCGGCACGGGCCTTCTTGACGTGCTCTGGCTTGCCCTTCTCGGAGCCGACGGCGAAATCATGCATCTGGTCGTGGGTCATCGAGGCCCGGATCTTCTCAGCCATCGGGAACGTGGCGCCGTGCTCCGCGGCTTGCATGAGTCGTTGCTGCGCTCGGGACTTGGCGGGCATGGCTACTCCGGGGAGATGTGGATCTGCCGCAGGAAGGCTTTATCGTCGCGGGACAGCTTCAGCAACTGCTCGACCGCCTTGGCCCAGATGGCTTGCCGCTCGTCAGGGCTCATGGCGCTCCTCAATCTGAACGTGGCCCACCCCTTCGACCTCGCCGCTTGTGATGCTCACGCGCTCTTCAAGCCTCACGTAGCGGGCTTCAAGAGCACTCAGACGCCTTTCCATGTTGGCCACGAGCGCCGGCAGGTCATCACGCTCCGCAACCTGCAACTTCCCAGGCTGCCAGGTATCTGTGGTCTTCAGCGCCTGATAGGGATCCACTGGCACGGCAGTATACACCTACACCGCGCCAGCCAACACATCGAGCCGTAACAATTCAACTACCTCGCCGCTTGTCGGATCTAAGTAGCCAGTTTGAATGCCACGTAGCGAGGGACCACCGCCGGCCTTTGTGGCTCGTGAGCCGCCCATATTGGCCGGAATAGCCAATTCTCCACAGACGACCTGCTTAGGCATCTTCTCAACCAGAGCATCGACGGCTGACCGAAGGAACGTCCGCCGGAATTCGGCAGGATCGACCGGCCGACGCAGGACATCCATGCTCACGCCGTATTGATGGTCAAGCACCACGGGCCGATGCTGCACGCTGACACTCTGCCCTATTTGCCCATTCGCGATGTCCCAATCACGATTAAAGAGGCGAGCCACGCCGAGGCGATTCTCAAACATCATGAGCGCTTCTCGCGTAATCCAGTCAATCGAGAGCCACGTGTCAGCACCAGGCACCACAATCATCGGCTTGGGCGTCCACAGCAGATGCTCCACGTCGATCAGCGGAGCGACCGCCGCACCCACCGCAGTCCCGCCAAGGAACTGCAGGAAGCGCCGCCGGTCAATCCCTGACGGCTGCACCTTCGGCCCGTTCAGCCACGCCAGCGCCTGCTCTAAGATGCCCATAGTGGCCTCATTCTACGTCCACCCGACGCGAGGTTTATAGGGCGCCGGCATCGGCACATTGACCCGCACCGGCTGCGCGAATGTCAGGGCCAGCGCGTCCCCGTCATCGGGGCTGTCCACGCCGCGCTTCTTCATGTTCTCTTTCGACTCCAAGAGCACCCGATCCTGCTTGTCATGGGTATACCCTGGGCCGGTCAGGTCCATCTCGAGGGCCGACGTGCTGTCAATCGCGCCCCGCGGCAACCAGTCGCGCAGTTTGGACCACATATACGCCCGCATGTTCGCCAGCTTCGGGTCAGGGCTCTCCCCGCCGAACTGCACATCAATCACGTTGTCATAGCCCAACTGCCGCAGCCGGTCCGCAATCGGGCCGCCGATACTGCCGCCTGTCGCATCCACAAAGAGCTTCGCCACCTTCTGGCCTGAGTAGTCCCGCGTCAGGACATCGGCGGCCAGCGTGACCATCTTCATGGAGTCTCGAGCCTGCGCCCCTGGCACACGGATCGGCGGAATGCTGCGAGCATCCGGTCCCCGACGAAATCGGATGACGCACTCATCGGATCCTCCACGAGCCAAGTCAAGACCCGCGAGGAGCGGCTCATCTGGCAAAGCGAGCACTTGCCGGGCCTGAGCGGCGGCAACCGTGGCGGTATCAATGAACTGCAGATCCGAAGCTGCCGGCGGCAGACCGAGCACACGAACGCGAAAGAAATCACTCCCTTCGCCATAATCCTGCGCCCATTCCGCAATCTGCGTCTTGTTGGTAAACCGGGATTCACGGCTATCGACCACGGTCACGACATACCGTGAGCGTTGCACCCCGAAGCACGCCGCATGGAAGGCGCCCGTAGTCCTGGTCGGGTTGCCGAACAGGAACTGCATCGGCTCCCCGTCCGTCAATCCGCCTTCGCTGACCTCGTGGATCTTATCCGGCACGGCTGAATCTTCGTCGTTGATGTAAAAGCTGGTGCTATCCGCGGCATGCTGGCCGGCGAAGGCTTCGCTGTTCTCTTCCCGGCAGGACTGCGGGGCGCAGAACCAGCTTTTGGGATACTGCCGGTGATACATCCGGTTCGCCACCACCGCAAACCACGGCGCCGTAATGCACAGGCCCGTCCAGTGCTGCACCGTGGCCCAGGTCTTCGTCTCGAGTTGGGTAAAGGTGTTGGCCGTGATGGTGCCCTTGCAGTAGGGGCGGGTAGACATGATCCAATCGACCAGCCACGCCACCATCACGGACTTGCCGATGCCGTGACCGCTCGAGACCGCCCGCCGGATGGGCTGCACCGGAGTGACCCCGTCAAAGGCTCTGGTCCGGACTTCTTTGCCAAGGTCCTCAAGGAACGCCCGCTGCCACGTATCCGGGCCGTCATGCTGGCTCAGGGGGCCAGGCTCGCCCCACGGGTAGGCTTCCAGCACGAAGCGGAGGGGGTCTTCGGCGCAGTCTCTCGCCCACTCGGCTAAGGCCAGTTCGTCGGTGGGGCTAAGCCGTGAGGCGTCGAGCATGGCGCTGCTTCAGGACATCGACGATGTTGATGGTGATGTTCAGTTCCTGGGGTTGCTCAAAGGCTTTGCCGTCCGTGCGGTCCAGCACGTCCTTGCTCGCCCCCAGTTGCACCGTTGGGAACTCATCCCGCGCTAAGAGCTTCGCTAAGGTCTGAATCGCTAAGGGTTGCAGGGCCATCAGACGCTCTTTCGCGGAGGCTTGCACCTGCGGGGCGGCCCCGCCGTGCATATAGCAGACAGCACCACCAGGGATGGGCCGACGCTTGCACCGGTTGCCGGATCGGCTATGCGCCGTGCAGGGCGTAAATGGGGCATCTATGGGGTTTGTGCCGTCCATAGGGTCTGAATGCACCTTCACGGGTCCGCGGGGGGCGTGCTTAGACACGTGGCACCAAAGTATACACCTGAGTCATGCGGGGCTGTTGTGCCTGACGATGGTGAACGTCAATTCAGTGATGCGCTCGTCCTTCTCATCGAGTTGCTTCGTCAGCATCTCCAGGCTGCGTCTGAGTAGGGCGTTCTCCTCCGTCAACGCATTGACACGCAGCTCTGCGCCACGCACATAACCGGCCGCCCATGATTTCTGCTCTTGTAGCTCCTGCTGGAGACGGGAGACCTCGGCCAACAGGAAATGAATATCATCGGTGTGTTTGAATGTGCCGATGTAGTAATCAGTCGCTAGATTCTCAGCAATTCGTTGGAGGCGTGTGGGGGTGTCGTCAGGGGCGACGGGCGGCAAGCACGTCATCGGACAGGTTGGCGCGTGGAGACTCGGATCGCGCACCTCTGAGCCATGACCGGGATAGCCGAACATCATCGCGCAATTGCAGCGCGGGGTGTCGTCAGGGGCGACGGGCGGCGTCGGAACAGGGCGCAGTCGATACGGCTTCCCGTCACGATGAAGACTACACCGCGCCGGAATGAGTCGTTCGTCAGACAAATCGACAGGATCGCTGCACATGCAGGTGTAATCCAGTTGATGTGTAGCTCGCGGCTCGTCAGGGGGGCGGGACGCGGCGGTCATCCTTTGAGCCTTTGGATTACAGGCAGGACACACATCAGATTCTCCCGGAATGGCACAGATGCACCGCGTTGGGGGGCGGGACTCAGACATCAGCTACCTCAACAGGAATAGTTCGGCTCATGGCTGCTCCTTGGGGCCGTCGGCGGCAACTGGTGATTCAAGTTGGCTTTCACGCTGTCTCGCAATTGCGGTGTATTCCTTAAAATATTCTGGGAAAGCGGCGATCAGCCGTTTCTGGTTGTCGGCATCTGCGGAACGAAAGAGTCGCCCAAGCCCCTGCACGAAGCCACCACCGTAAATAATCATCGCTTCCGTGACATGCCAGCGTCCAAACATCTCTCACTCCTCCGTGGGGGTGGGGCCGTCGGCCTGCGCGAGGGCGGCTTCCAGCGGTTCAAACACTTTGTAAACGCCCTTCCAGTCGTCTGTGCCGACGTTCGCGTTATTGAACCACTCAACAGCGGCATGAGCAGTTTCAATCAGCGCGGGCAGCGCCACGAAGGCGCGGGCGTCGGCTTCCGACCTGAAAATTGCCACAATCAGTGAGCCCTGCGGATCAATCGCAGCCCACCAGCCGGGATGATCATGTTCAGCCCCATCCATCACGGTGAGCGGGGCGGGTGTCCTCGGCATCGAATTACTCCTCAATTAACAGCCCTGATCGGTCGGTGCGGGCGTCCGCAGGGAGGGCTTCCGCAAAGTTGAACACCTCTTGAGACAGCCGTTTTGCGGCGATCTCGCAGTAGGCTTCGTTGAATTCGATGCCTATCGCCTTTCGATTCACCTGTTTAGCCGCAACAAGTGACGTGCCGCTCCCAAGGAATGGGTCCACGAGAATTCCGTCAGGAAAAAAGCTCAGACACCACAGGAATAACTCCAGCGGTTTCTGTGTCGGATGCAGGCGTTCATATGCCCCTCCTGAAGGCAGATAACGCACACGGCTGGGGCGATCAATGTTCGTCCATGCCAGTTCCATATCGGCCATAGTCTCAACCGCATTGGTCTTGACCCACGCCAACCAGCAGCGACTCAGGGGCAATGTGAAATAATTCCCGCCCCACACAATAGACGGCTTCGTGAGGTCCAATATCGTGAGATCGGCAGCATCCATATCCCACGCATTTCCAGAAGAAAGAAGATTCCAGTGCCCCGTATTCGTGCCGCCCTGCATCAGTCTGCCA